GCGCTGCCGTTTGCGGTTGCTGACACAAATGGGTCAAAGTAGATGTTGCTGGTATACCCGTTGGTAGACAGGTAGTGCATTGTTGCAATCACCGACGGGGTGGCTGGCCGGGTTGGGCTAGTCTGCGCCGGGATAGCTTGTATGGAGACATCTGTGCTTGTGGTTGACCACATAATTTCTACATATTCGTCTTTTTGCAAATTAACATAAATGTTAAGCGCGGCAATCAACGCACCGTCTACACCGCCGTGACTGTTTGGAATAGAAAACTGACTATTACTATTGGCAATGTTGGTTCCACTTTTTCGAAACCAAACACTTACATCGTGAATTTGCACACCGGCGTTTAGAAACTGTGCGCTGAATTGCAGGTTAAAGATTCCAGAAAACCCAGCCACCAACTGGGAATTGTTAGACAGCGATACTCCGTTAGCAAAGTCCGTAGTGTTGTACGTCATCGCATACGCCGTCGTCGTGCTGGCAGCGGTTTGGTCTGCGGTGCTACTAAATGACCCGTAGGGAAATTCTTGGCTTGAGGCGGTCTGTGAACTTGGGATCAAGATGATCTTGCTGTCACCACCAATCCTAGCATCGGTAATTGTTGTGGTGGTTGCGCTACCTGTAGCGAGCGTAACAGAGCCAGTATTATTGGTCTTGCCGTTCATTATGTTGTTGACCACCTCGGAAATCTCACGAGGCGACCCACCCTGATACGGTAAAACCCTAAAATTCATCTTACACCCGCTGGCACGATGTCGTAATCAATGCCGATTGCCGTTGTCCATGAGCCAGATGGCTGAATTGACAGGCGGTGATAGCGTCCAGTCGTCCTAAACGCGGCCCTGCCCTCGCTATCGGCTGCGCTGTATGCGCTAAATGTCACAGCGTCTGCAAGGCGGTTGCGACTTGCGTAGGCTACAGATGCGCCACCACCGTCAACAAGCGGGCGGCTCATGTTCAACATACTATAGGAGCCGGGAATCTCAATATCGCCGGTATTGATGGTTCCGGTCAGATTTGTGCCAGAAAATGTGACAATTTTTGCCCCATTTCCACCCACAAACTGCGACTTACCACCTGTCCAGATACGCGAATCAAGACTAGAAGTCAGCGTGTCAAGCGTCCCAAATACGTCCAATGCTTCTAATGTATAAGCAGGAGTGGCAGATTGGGCCACAAAGTCAGCCGCCGTATCTGCATGAGACCACCGCTGAATCTCAAAGTTGTAAATCATCATGCTATCCACAGTTCCGTTACTTCCGGCAGATGGATAAGCCCAAATAATCAGATTTTTGATCGGATCGACCGTAGCCGACATTTTATACGCGTAAGACTCGTCGAGATCGTTGAAAAAATATCGGTCAACTTTCTCTGTACCGATTCCCACCACTTGAGTACCGTTGCACGCATAGAAGCCATCGTCCCCTAAAAAGTAGGTAATGCCTTGATACTGAACAACAGAGTTCGGCTCAAAGCATCCCAGGTTACGCGAAATGTTGTCAAACTGAAAAATTGCCGGGGTTCCAACATAAGACATCCGGTAGATGGATTTTTCCATCAGCACGAGGCCAAACTCACCACCCGTAATTCCCTGAACCGCGCCACCATCAGGGATTACCTGGAAGTCAGCTTGGTTAGTTGCGGTTGCAGTCCACTCTGCCTCATTGTTAATCGCAGACCATTGGATTTTTTGTGAGTCTGTAGAGCTCGTATATCCGGTAACCACAAAGTCTCGGACCACGGTGACGTATCGTGCGGTCGGAGCGGCAGCATCTAAATCTGCCCAAGCCGTAGATGTGCCAAGCAACCAGTATTGGAGAATTTCATCGCCATTGGCGGCAATCAGCACATCACCAAACTGTGTAAAACGCCATTTTTGCTCGGCTGGGGTGGTGTAACCGCCAGACTTAGAAACATCATCTAGCGACAAATCGCCAGAGTCAAGCTTAAATAATTTGGTTGCTCCGCCAGCAAATACTTCGGTTGTTCCCGTTGCTGGGTTTCTGCCAGCTACCACATTGTTGATGTTCTCTGATGCTGCCTGCGAGTAATCAACAGGCGAGCGCATAGGCCCATATCCGACAGCCTGCGGCGACACATTTAGGGCTTCCTTGACCGTTCCCGTCAGTCCGGGCTGGTCTGGTAGCCATTCTCCGAAACTTACCCTGCTAGTTGCCATGTGTTGTTTCCAGCCGTATTCGTTGTCCAGGTGTTAGACCCTGCCGAGACAGGCGTCCAAGAGTTTGTTCCGATATTTGTGGGCGTCCAAGTATTTGGCCCAGCAGAAGTCGTTGTCCAGGTATTGGGTCCGGTCGTCACGTTGGTCCAATCCTCTCCGAGAATCTTGCCAATTACCGTTAGAGTGCCGCTTGCCGATACAGTTGCTTTTGCTGCAAATGTGGCATTTCCGGTAACAGACATCGAGCCAGTAGCCACAATGCTTGCCGAACCAGCGGCGTCAAATCCACCCGTAGCCGTTACCGTTGCGGTGGCAGATATTGCTGCTTGCCCCGTTCTTACCCGAATTCCTGCGCCTGTCAGCGTACCGCTTGCAGAAATTGCACCATCTGCTAGACGCACACGACTCGGTGTTACTACCAATGTTCCAGCAGAAGTAATAATCGCTTCGGCTTGGGTAATCCTAAACGCGCTTGCAGAAACGGTTGCAGATGCTGTTATTTGGGCTTCTGCTGACCTCACAAGGCTTCCGGCGGCTGTCATCGTACCTACGCCCATCATGGCTGCTTGAGCAAACCTTTCTAGGCTTCCAGCGGCAGTCATTGTGCCGGACGCAGTAATTAACCCCTGGGCGGTACGGATTGCAAATGCACCGGCTTGCATTGTCCCGGTTGCGGTAAAACTTGCCGTAGTGCCAATCTGACGCTCTCCGCTGGCGGTCATTGTTCCCGTTGCGGTAATACTTGCCGGAGCGTCAAAGTAAATACAGGCGGTTCCCCAGGCATCTGAATCCATTGGTAGATTCAAGGAGTCGAGAGTTCCAAATGCGTCCATCGCGTCTAGCGACCACGGGCCGCATACTTTATCTACATACCACGTTGAGTCCAATGGATACTGCGGCATCGAATCTAACGTGCCGAGCTGATCCAGTTCCTCTAACGTAAGAGACATTAGGCAAGTGTGACGCTTAATGAGCCAGCAGCAATCTTGAAGATGTCGCCAGACTCAATGGTTTTAGAAGTTGTGATGTCGGTATAAAATAACAGGTTGCCAGAGGTAATTGCGTCTAGCAGTCCAACGTGCGACACCGTACCCCACGAAGCGGTAGCTTGAGCAAACTCAACCGCAGCAGAGTTGGTGCAAACACCATTGGAAGGCGCATTAAACGCCACATCCTTACGGGCATAGGAACCACCAGAAACCTCAGTTCCCGTGTTGCCTTCGCCAGGATCGCTGGTGTAGAGGCCGACGTAGACGGTTGTTGGGGATGTGTAAGACGTATTACGAAGAACGGCGTTTAGTAAGCCATTCTCCAAATAATTTGACATTTCAGACATGATTACCTCGACGTAACAGACATGGACAGGGGAACACCAGCAAACTCAGAATTCTGGTCAGAAGTGTTGATATTATTGATGGCGCGGTCATACAAGGATGACCATACCGCGATCCGAGCATCATTCATTAGGTACGGCTCAGACTCTAGAAGCGAGGCGTAAAGCAACGCATCTGGATAGTTTGCCAAGAACTCATTGGAGGCTACCGAATCCGACATTGCTACCGGTTTGAAGTAATACAACAGTTCTACCGTGTAGGCTTTGTCAGGGATCGGGGCTAGTTCAAACTCTTGCCCGAGCAGGGTGTAAAAGCCTGGCTTTCCAGACTCTTCTGCTTTTGCGTTGCGGGTAAATGATGACGGTGATTCGTAGTTCAGCGTGATGCGGGGATTACCCGATAGATAAATATCACGCATCTCTAAAAAATCAGAGGGGATCTCTACTGTAGAGTCCCCTGCTGTGGTGGTCGTGGTGACCGATTTAAGAAGTTTACGGGTGCGAATCTCGCGGGACAGACGCAGTTCAGCCAGGGTCACGAACGTCGGAATCTGGCTCGTCAGGTCGCTGCGCCCAAGATAGTTCGCAATCTCCGTTTTGAGAGAACTGTAAGTGGTCAGGCTCATCGTTTTCCTTGCTGGCTACGTCATGCCATCCAAAAGTATAAGAACCGACATGGCCGACCGAATTGGAGAAGTCGTGGTCTACCCATGTCTCAAATCCTGCGTCATGTGCTTTGACACAGAAATACACATCTTCGCCCAGCAGTTTCTCGCCAGGCAGTTGTTCAAACCAAAACCAAGGGCGTGGCGTCTTGAGGAAAACTTCACGTTTTACCATCATCACACCACAACCGATGGCTGTGACCCGCTCCAAGCCTTTTTTATCCTTGGAACTAATCTTTTGCCAATTGATTGTTTTTTCTTTCTTGTTGATCCAGGCGTTCTTGGCTGTGCCGTGGATCGGAGGAACTCGCGTGGTTGCATTAGCGCCCACGATGTCCTTGTTCAACGACAGTAAGTGCTCAATCGTATTCTTTGGGAACCGCATATCTGCATCTACCCAAAGGATATAATCTGCGCCTTCTTCAATGGCCGATTCAGCCATCTTTTCCCGCTGATCAAAGATCAGGGTTCCTGCTACTGTGTAAAGGCTCTGATGGCCTTTTTTTCTAAACCGAGAGTCATAACCGCACATTAAAGCCAAATCAAACGCCGTACCTACCTCCATTTCGCCACGCGTAGGAATACAAATGGCGACTTTAGCCTTTTCTGGCTTCATGCTTTCTCCTCAGATTTTTCCCGGTCGGGTACGAAAGAACCGATTATCGGGATTATTTAGCCAAGCCTTCATTCGTTTTTGATCCAGCACCACAAAACCACGCATGATGCCCTGTCTGTTGAGATCTTCTATGACGGGAAACGGGATTTCAGCCACGCGGTTGAAATCGCCCCACCGGGATCGTTCGTCGAATGTATTGTAAGAGGCTTTATTTGCCTCAATGATTGGCGTTAAGTTGGACTCTGCTTTGACAACAAGATTTCCGTCGCTGTCTGCGTAGGTGGTTCTGACTTCGCCGTTGACTACTTCGCTACCAAGTTTTAACACTTGTTCTCCATAGACGGGAGTGGGACTAGCCCACCCCCGATTCTACATCATTTATGCTGCTTTGATGTCAAAGATACCGCCATGAGCCTTCTCATTCCGCATCTCCAGCGTGAGCTCGGCAAGGATCTGGGTCTTTTCAGAGTCACCAGTTTTTGCCAGATCATTGGTCTGGAACGGACGGAGATAAGCCAGGGCTGCGTACTCAGGATCAAGCACCAGCGCATCGGTGGAGCGCATGAAGCGATCCGGAACGATGCTGATGAGACCGAAGTCCGACAGGTAAGCACCAGCAGCAGCGATGATTGTGGTCGGCTCTGCGCCAGTTACATAACGCTGTGCAGCCACGCCGGTAAAGCCGGAAGTGGTGGCCTTCAGGCCGGGAGGAACAACCAACAACTTGGGTGTGCCGCCTGCGCTGAAAATCTGCTGTGCAACGCTCTGGAGCATAGACTCAAGGAACGTGCGGGTTGTGGTGTCGGAACGAACATCGGAACCGTCTCCGGTCGGGTTTGTACCAGCCGAACCCTTGCTGACGTTGGTCGTGATCCAGGACAGCAGAGCACCCATTTTACGAGCGCCAGAAGTAGCCGTACCATTGGTTTTGGCTTGGTTAGCGGTCAGGATGGTCTCGATGTCACGCTTGATTTCAGCAGAGGCTTTAGCAAGCTGATAAGCCTTCTCAGACTTACGGCCAGCCTTGTCAACGGCTTCCAACGTACCGGAGATCTGAACAGTTTTACCAACGATCTGTGTAAAGTTGGTCAGACGAACGGTGGGCGAAAGCGATGCAGCAGTAGCGTCATCACCTTCGATCAGGGCGTTATTGGTCGTAGCAGCGGCCAGGCTGTCGGTCTGCCACTCGTGCAGAGTGTTGGTAGCCTTGGATTTGCCGATAGACGACATAATGGGCGTATCGGTGGGGCTGATGTCATAGATGACGTCAGACAGATCTTCGCGTACACCAATCGAGGTGTAGCGCAAGTAGGTATTTGAGGGGACAGTCATTTCTTACTCCTTACAGGAATTTTTCAAACAATCGGGCAGCATCCCGGCGGTTACCAGTCTTGGCAAGCCGTTGCTGTAGTTTTTTAACCGCATCCTGCTCGGCCGTCGTCTGTTTACCAGTCGTGCCCGGCTTGAGCATCTTTGGTGCTTCTGCGACTTTCTTGGTCGCCACAGGCTTAGATTTTTGCAGTTTTTCGTGCTGTAACCCTTTATACAGCGCCAACACAGCGCGATGATCATAGATTTGAGCAAGTTCCTGCTCAGACCAGCCGATTGACCGGGCGAAATCCTTGATCTCTTTGCGGATCACCTCACCCTTGACCGGATCTGACATTTCGGGAATGGCCTGAGAGAGTTTCTCGGCTTCCGATGCCAAATGCTTACGAAGGTTTTCTTGGTATTCCGCTTGTTGCTTCTGTGCGATTTGCTGTTGTTCGGCACGAATGGCCTGTAACTGCTTCTCCCGCTCCATTCTCTCGGCGATCTTCATTGTGTAGCCAATGGGATCGGTCTCTTTGAGTGGGGTGAGATCTTCCTCGGGCTGGGATGCGAGCATCTGTTCGATGACGGACAGCCGTTGGGCGTACTGGTCACGCAATTTGGCGGCTTCTTCTATCCGTTGGCGTTCAGCTTCTACTTGCTTCCGCTGTTCGGCTAGAGTCTGCGTCTTTTTGGTGTAATCCGAAGTGCGAGAATAACCTTTCAAAAGCTCATCAAGCGTAACCTCCACTTCCTCGTTGTCAACTTTGACACGGTAGCGGGGTGGCTCTTCTGCTTCTACGGCTTCCTCGGATGCGGCTTCCATTTCCTCGGGTTCGGATTCCACATATTCTGCGGTCTCTTCTGCTGCTACTTCCTCAACTTGGCCTTCTTCTGGCTGTTTCGGATCAAGCATCCCAAAAATAGTTGCTGCGGCTTGGTCTACGGTTTTGCCAGTCCCTTGCGGGTTGCTGTCGTCCATGCGTTACTCCCAGTAATTAAAAAAACTTCATTCGCTTCTTTTCTACCTCTGGCTGTTTAGCCAGGGATTCAAGAGTGGCGATAAATTCATCCAGCGCCCGAAGCTTGGTATATGCGGCTTCCCGCTCATCAACCTGTTCGGGACTGCTGTTGACAATGTTGTAAATATACAACTCTCGTTGTTTTTTCACAACATCGGTAAAAAACTCGTCGGTCAGTAAATTCTGTGCTCTTGCGGCTTTGTCCAATTAGAGTCCTGATGCCTTGAGTTGAAGATCGACGGCGGCAGACTGTTGCTTGAGGGCAATATCCGCAGCGGCTTTCTCTTGGGCGATCTGGATGTCGGCCATTGCCTTCTGGCGCTTAGCCTCAATATCGGCCTCGGCTTTTGCCATCATTGCCTGAATCTGGGCCTGAGTCTGAGCCATGATTGCCTGTGCCATTGGATCAGCGCCCTGCTGTTGCGGCTGGGGCTGGGACAGCATTTGGTCCATCTCCGGGGTGATTTCCTTGAAGAACCGGGTGGAATCCTTCAGCCCAGCGGCCTCAATGAACTTGCCCAACGTGGCGCGGTACTGCCCAAGCGACACCAGCGGGTTTGCCGGACCAAACTGCGCCAGCATTTGCTCTTGCTTCTGAAGGACCATCCCAAGCATCGCCATCTGCTCTTGCTTGGTCCCGGTTCCCAGGCCCACGTTGATCGTGACGTCGTACTCGGTATCCCACTCGCGGGGGTCCATCGGCACGAACTTGCCTTGTAAACGGATGACCCGGGGCTTGTCCTGGTACTTGCAAAGCAGGTGCAGGATGTTACGAAAGATGTCTTTAATACCAGTTTCGGCAAATAAACGAGCTATTAACTCCAGTTTTCCAGCCGAGGCGTTCTGCATGGCCGCGATTGCCGTAGCCGTGGTGTTTTGCAGAATGTTGGGGTCCAATCCCTGCGAGGCTTCGGTAACACCCGTACGCTTGGCTTGGATGTTGTCCATGTATTCCAGCATCGGGAAGGACTGTCCTGCGACCGCCTGAACGGGCAACTGCTGGATGGCTTGTATGTTCTTTACCCGTACCACGCCACCCGGAGTAACGGTCAGGAGGTCGTCGAGGTTTACGGCGCCATCGACGGCCACGACCCGAGCGTTATTTGTCAGGTATAGGTTGTCGAGAATCTGGCGGGTCAGCGTGGACTTGATGATCTGGAGGTCCATTGTCCGGTCGGCCAGCGACTGCCCAAAGAACTTGTGCGGCAGCGGGATCGGGCAAATGGAGGCAAACGGGAGGTAGTCGATCTCCTCGTTTTCCAGAATGTTCATCCCGGCGTAGATGACCCGACGCAGTTCGGCAATGCCGTCCTCGTCGTAGTCCACTCGAATGTATGCCTCGAAGGTTTCCACCAACTGCATGGACGGGTCCAGGCTGTCATCATCCGGCTGCTCGCCTTGGGAGTACCGGGCCACGCGCTCGGGCGTGTAGGTCAGATCTTCGTATGACGGGAGGGCATAGATCTCGTCCTTATCAAACCCCATTGCTACGAGCTCTGAGCGGGTCACCAATCGGCGGTGGGCGCAGAACGGGGAATCCTTGAGTTGGATGGTTTTCTTGCTGACGATGAACTCTTCGGGTGGGATGTTCTCGATGACCACCCGGCCCTTCTTGTCAATCTTTTTGATCTTTACGTCGTAGGCAAACACCGGCTCCATGCGGGGCATCGGCGGCTGTCCGGTCTGCTGGGCCAGCGCAATCTCTTCCGGCGTCGGCAAAGCGGGGATTTCCCCAATCTGGCGCTGGTCTTGGCTGACGACTTCGTACTGCTCGTCGGCAAGCAGAAGGGCCAACTCTTCCTCGGAGAGGTTCTCGTACTTCTCGGTATTGACCTCGGTCTCGTCTTTCCAGTAGACCTTGACGGTTCCTGTTTTGGAGAGCAGGGCGTCCTTGATCATGGTGTGCAGGATCGAGATGCCGGGGTTATCCCGC